CTCCATGGCAGAATCAGATAATGAATCTTGTTCTGTATGTGGATCATCGATAATAAGTGAGTCCGCCCCTCGTCCTGTGATAGAACCGCCAACACCCGCTGCAAAATATTCCCCACCATGATTGGTCTCCCAACGTCCTTTAGCCTTACTATCTTCTCTGAGTCTAACATCTCCAAAGATTTGTTTATAGTCTGGAGAGTCAATTAAATTTCTTACCTTCGCACCAAACCTTGCAGATAATTCTGCGTTATGGGACACTTGCATTAATTTCATTTTAGGAAACTTCCCTATCATCCAAGCTGGAAAATATATTGAAGCAAATTCTGATTTAGTGTGCCTAGGAGGCATATTTACTATGAGCCTTCCTTTTTTATGTTTTGCAATCTTTGTAAACTCAGAAGCAATATGTTGATGATGTCCCCACTTGCTCGGATCTTTATCAGTACGACAAATAAAATCTGGCCAGACTGTTTTTACAAAATACAAGAAGTTATCTTGGCATAGTTTAATATGTTTAAGCCAGGTTCTTTCGAGCCTCTCTCGTAATTGATCGGTAGTCAATAATTCTGTGTTTGTCATCTAGATTTAATATATACTTGGGTCCCCTAAAAATAAACCCCTATTCATTACAGACCTTACTACGTGTATTTGTGATACAGGGTTTAGTAAAAAGTTAATATATATAAAAAAATTTTCGTAAAAATTTTTTAATTTTTTTAGTTTGGTTTTTGGTTTTTGGTTGGTACCTCTATCGAGGGTCACGCCCCACGTATCACGTGGGGCGTAAGTTGTTTATGTTTTCTTTTTTTCGTCCTCAACTAATTTATCTATATAATCTAAGATTTTATTTTGAGCGTTGTCTATGGTTTGTTTTTTAACAAGTGTCATAGCCCATAATTTATCCCCCTTCTCAATTTCAACTTGAAACCAAGAATGAAAATCAATTACTTCATTAACTGGTTCAATCATTAAATAAATATAATATTCATATCCTTTATATTTACAAAGTGATCCGAATTTATAACGCTTTATTCTTCTATCTTGAATAGTCATTAATCTATATTAACTTCTAACGTTACAGAATTAACAACCTTAGATCTATAAGCTTGATAAATATGGGGTCGCTCTTTTTTTAGTCTCTCAAGATCTAAGGTGTAATATTCTTTATGCTTTGTCTTAGCATAAATATTCTTACCTTTGTATCTAGTGAAGACTTGACCTCCATTAGCATCGACAATGGTCACTGAAGGATCTTTTAAATTATCTCTAAGAGTTTTAAAAGATTTCATTTTGTTAGTTGAATCAAAGTAGTTGAATAATAATTTACTTTGTTCCGTTGTAAGCTTTAATTGCTTACTTTGTTTTTTTGTTACGTTCATATTTGACCTCCGTTTTGTTAGTTTTATATTTTTGTAACAATCCCATCTTAATGAGATTTTAAAATATTGCAAGCATTAAAAAAATAAAAATAAAAATAATTATTTCTTTATATAGCAGCCTACAAAATATCCATACTAGCCACATTAAACAGCCTGTTTAATAAAGCTATTTTCAGTCACTTTTTTTCCGAGCCCTTTAGCAACCAATCCCACAATCACGCCTCCCGGATCCTTGAACCTCAAGTCGTGCTTATCACCGTCAATAACCCTTCGACTCATCCAACGCTTCGGCAGCTTATCCTTAAACACAACAGCAACGTTTGAGCCCTTCTCCATCGCTGCTAATTGGTCGGCCTGGTTTTTTCCAGAATCGCTAAAAGTTACGTGATAGTTTTGTTTACCGTGATCAAGATAATTTAAAACTTTTGTATAATCATAAAATTGGACATCTGGATGGAGATCCATCAAGCTGCTGCCTCCGTCAACTTTAAACTTGAACCACGGTAGGTCGGACGTTCCATTTAATCTTACAGCGAATTTATAGCCTTGAGTCAACGCTCTTTTTTTCAGCTGCTCTATTTCCTTAGACAGCTCCCACAAAAAGCCGTTTTTATTGGTCCAGAAATAATTAGTTTTATTTATTCTAGCACGCTGCACGCTGCCCATCTGGCCACGGCCAGAAGTATTTAAACAAGGCGCAGCACATCCTCCAGGGCCTAACGTTGCCTTGGGACATACATTTTTTCCGCTTAAGTTATAAGGCGCAAGATGGAGAATCGCTGTTTTATATCCAAACTTCTCTCCTTTGGCCATCTTAGTTTGTGAGTAATAATTTAATAACATATTTAACCTCTTTTTGTTTTTGTTAGTTGTGAGGGGTTAAACTTGCTAAATTCTATTTAACCTTTAATTCAAGAACGCCCCACACCATCTTATTAACACGGGATGACTCGAGCTGTCAATCTTTTTATGCTGCAGTAATTCCAGGACCAATGACTCTAGGTAGACCGGGTCAAGCTTCACGACTCAAGGACCAATGGCAGCTTAAAATTTTTTATGAGTCAAAAAAAATTAGTTAATACTAATAGCGAAAAAATCTTGCATAGGGCTTGATAGCAATATTGTTTTATTTTAGTTAATACTTAACCAAGAGAAAAGTCGCATAGGGCTTGATAGTAATATCGTTTCGGACAAAAAACTCACATAGGGCTTGATAGTAATATCGTTTCATCACGCATCATTCATGATGCGTGAGACGTGGTTCATGCGTCACGAATAAAAGTCATGGCGTCAATTAATTTTCCGAATTTTTTTACAAGTACCAAGTTTCTCGGTTCTCGGATCACGAAAATTTCGAAATTTTGAGAAGTTCTCTGTGAGAGGACTTCTCGCAAGATAAATGAAACACCACCATTTTGAAAATGTTTTAAATGCCAGTTGATCTGGTACTTTGAAAGATTGCAATTCTTGACATCATTAGACTTTAGTTCAATCCAAATACTTTTGTTATTTATCAACCAATAAACGTCTGGTATTCCATTAATAGTATTACTTTCAACACGAAAAATTTGACCTTTTAACTTTAGATTTTTTATGCGTTGCCAGAGTTTGCTTTCAGTTTTTTTCATTATGTTATTAGGTCAATAACATAAAAAAACCCTCTGTTCTAGGCTACCAAAACAGAGGGTAAAAACATTAATTAGTTAGTATGCATATTTCTCATAGATCGTTATCTATAACCAAAAAATGTTTAACGTATGTTTTTTTTCAAGCGTACGAGGTTCGTTCCTTTGATCAATACCCACAAAACATACAAAAATTCTAATCATTACTTAATTTCTTCCATAATTTTTGGTTCAATGTCATCACAAAGATATTCTAAAGGTTTAAATCTTATACCATCTTTTAATTTATAAAAAACTGCCTCGCCTTTTTCATTTGTAATTATTTCGTTGTCTTCGTCCATAGCGTAAAATTTAATATCCTCTACTGCAAAATGATTAGGTTTTTTATTCATGTTTTTAAATTTAATTTTACCTTGTTGTTTAAGTTGTTCAAAGCATCTATAACAGACACAACCATATTCATCTGGCATGATGTAATCTTCTTCAATTTCACAAATATTTTCATTCCAGTAATGATATTCATGGTCTTCACTATCTTTACAATGATCGCATTTACTCATTTATTTTACCTAATGGACTTTCTTTGATAACTTTTTCTTGTTCTGTCCCTTCAATTTCAAGAACATCACGATCAATTACTTCAAAATCAAAACCATCTTGCAGATTATCAACTTCCATTACTGCACCACCCTCAACATAAATTTTAATTGTAGGATACATTATTCATACCTCAAAATTTCTATGTCTTGCATCATTTCATCAACATTATATTTTTGTCCAACTTCTATTTCTGCCAAGTCTTTTAATACATCATCTCCCCAAAATTGTTCATTAAAAAATTTAATTGGGTCTTCAACTTTATTTGAGGTTGGTGCACTTTCATCTCCACACCAACGAACAATAAAAAATTTTCTTCCCTTTAATTTTTCAATTAATTCATCTGTACTTGGTTCAATATCATCTAATAATTTATTATGTACTTTTCTTAAATAATGATCTAGATGCATATCCCCTATCTTAATCATTGTTTGTTTGCTTTCACTCCATAACATTCTATTCATCATTTTTTCAATGTCTTCTGGTGTCTTCTTATTATCAATAGTAGATTGTAATTTTAATATATCTTTTAATTGCATTATTTTTCAATCCTTTCTGCAGACCAAGTCCAACCAAGTGAAATATCAAACACTTTAATTGTAGTTCCATAAATATCAAAATCTTGTGATTTAATAATTATCTCTTCATCTTCGTTATAATCTTTAATTGAAATTGTATTGTCATCAATAATTTTAAATAAAGAATAATCATCTGACATTTCAGTTGCTTTTTGTATTTCATTAAATTTTTTTATTTGACTTAATTCAACTAAAGGACAAAACCAACCATTCCATCTATGTCTTGGATTTACATAAGCATAAATAAATTTATCTTCCCAATGATCATGAAATACTTTCATTCTATCCCACTCTTTTGGAATTTCATTTACAAATTTAATATTCCCTTTTTCATAATCTAAAAGAAAATCAAAACTTGTAATATCTACATTTTTTACAAATCCACCACCAATTGGCGAACATTGTAATTTGTTTTTTTGTTCATTATTGATTTCAAGATAAATATCTGATTTCTTTAAAAACAAATAACTATTGTTTTTAACTTGTTTTCTAATTTCAGATAAAGTTAATATCTCTTTTACTTCTTTTGCGACTTGTTTAGCGTCCATTGTTTTACCTCTTTGTTTTTGTTAGTTGATAAAGTTTTAAAGAATTTCTTACAATCATTCAAGTAATTTTTTGATAAATCTTTATGATCGCAAGCAAAATAATTAAATAGATTTCCTTTTTTTGATCTAATCATTTTTATTACCATTTATTAAAATGTTATGATAATGATCTGTAAGAATTACTTCATGAATTTGTTGGGCTAAATCCCATTTACCAAGCAGATAATGATCTTTTTCATTCTCGCATAATTCAACTTTATTTATTTCTGTACTCGTTAAATGATCTTCAACAATGTTAGTAATTTTTTTTAATGTATTAGACATGCTTATCTACCTCTTTATTTTCTTCACTTTCCTCTAGTTCATCTTCTTCCCAATTACAACCACAAGAACCACAATCTGTTGTTCCATCATTAAAGAAAGTGTTAATCA